CTTTGACTTAATGTAAAATTTACAGTTGATCCATCACCATTGAACTGTTGAGAGTTCATGGTATTTAAATTTTGTTTCGGAGCGTTTCCTAAATAAGCCATGATTCCTCCTACGTACTTATATCATCTACAGCGCCAACGACAGTATCTAAAGAAGAAGCAGTGTCTGATTTAACAAACAGCTGATCTCCTGAAGCAAGTACTATCTTCGAGCCTCCATCAATAAGTTCCAATGATCCGCCACTTACAATCGGCGCATTTTTGATTAAATAATAATTAGCTGATGATCTTCTTATGTAAGCTTCAACATTGATTGTTGAAGTAGTGATGTTTGCCATTCTAACACTAATCAAAGTATCAAAACTATTTGCAGCACCACCTAAAGCATCAACTGCTGAAGTTCCTGTTTCTCTTGTTAGATAATTTCTAAAGTTTTGTGCCATAATTTATTCCTTATACTACAAGGCGATCGACATTGCAATCACGAACCCATTACTTGGTACACCTTCAATAACATCAGATGCATTTTTAAATACCGCTTTACTTGCTGGTAAAGTGCAAAATACATCCTTTGTACCTGCTGAAAAGTTAACAGCGCTATCTGAGTTAGATGAAGAAATAACAGTTGTTCTAGCTATTGTGCCAGCCGCAACGGTCCCAAGACCAACTTCAAACTCTGCTCCACCTTGTAAAGATATTGCATAGTAAGTCGTATTACCATTTCCAATAGCAGAAGAAAAAGTTTCAAAACCAGTTACAGCTCCAGCCAAAGTGAATGTGCCGGTACCAGTAGTCGTACTTGTTTCTTTTACTCTATCATTTACTACTAACGCCATTTGTGTTCCTTATAAATATTACGCGTCGCCAAGTCTAATGATTGCACTAGATGAATTAGCAGTTGGAAACTGAACAACGAAATCACCGTTAGTTGCAGTTTTTGATCCACCGAAATCTAAAACTAATACAGCTTCATTACTTGAACCTTTATAAATCAGTGCTCCTACTGCTGTTAAAGTTACAGAACTAAAAGTAGAATCTGCAAAATCAACGTACGCAATATTACTTGCTACTGCTACACCATTGTTAGTTAAAGTATTTCCACCTGCAGTATAGTTTGTACCAGATGAAGAAACTTCATTAGTAGTTGTATAAGCAGTTGTAGAAGTACTGAAACCACCTAAAGATGTATAAAGCGCTAATTTAAAAGTTGATCCACCAGATGAATCAAAATCAAACACGCCACCAAGTAGGTCTGTTTTAAAAGAGTCAGGTACTATATTTGCCATTTAATTGTCTCCTTAATTTATTTTATGGTGATGGTGATTTAAGAGGTGTACGAATAACTCCATCTTGATATTCGTCTCGGCGTCTACGACCTTGTTGTTCGATCGCGTACGATTGTAAAGCTCTTTTAAAAGATCCTTCGTAGTATTGTAACATATCTGCAGGACCTTTCAAGTATCCATACGCTTCTACCAGACATCCATATAAAAGTAAATCTTGATATTTATTACTTGTATATGTTCCTTGTGTACTCCCTGGTGAAGCTGTTATTGAATCTGGTTGTTTTGTATAAGCTAAAGTAATTAAATTAGTGCTATTTGGTGTAGGTGCTACTACCCAATAATTAGCGTCCCAGTTAGCATAATATTTAGGAATACCTGATGCTGTACCTGGAGTATCATAAAAAGTTGCCATATATGAAGTATCTTTTTTCTCTAAAAAAGTTTGATTTCCATCAGCATCTGTTAATTGAACATATCTAATAAATCTTAAATCAGAAGGTATAGTTACATATCTGCTTCCAGCTGCTAAGTTTGAAGTTGCATAAAATCTATTATCATCAGAATCTGCATCTCTATAAATTCTGTTTTCTGCATTTTTAATTATAGTATTTAAAACACCTGTAGATAAAACATCACTATCTACTTCAGTGTAATTTCTAATATCATCTTGTAGATTTGCTAAAGTATAAGCCATTACTCTGATTTTCCTCCATGTTTTCTACGTATCTTATCTGCTTTATCAGATCTAACTTCTTCATACATTTCAAGATGAGGATCTTGTTTTTCAGGTGTAAATATATTCTTAATCCAGTTCCAAATTTTATTTATCATGCGCTTATTGTTATAGGTCCAACGGAACAACCGTAACCTCCTCCTTTGATATTTCCTGTTGTAGCAGTATCCGCATTAACTGTAAAGAAGAAGAAATTGGATAGAGCGTAGTCTGTTGTAACTCTTGCATCATTGTCATAAAGACCTGTTGTTATAGCATAACCAGATCCTTGACCTATTTGTGCTCCTGTTATTCCATCAAAGTTTGGAATTGATGCATAAGCAAAAACAGAATTAGTTGAAGTACCTGTTCCAGGAGATGTTGTAGGTGCACCTCTAAATAAATAAGTTGTGCCATTTGTTAAACCATGTCCCGGTGCAAAAACATTTATAATACTTGACCCAGCTTCATAAGTTGTAAAAGGATCTTCTGGTAACATAACAGTTGTAATTGGTTCTGTTCTGTCAGGTCTTACTTGTAACAATGCGATACCATCACCACCAATTCCTTTGGGTTCTAATTGTGGTTGCTTAGGTTCAAATTCTGTATAATGAACAAAAGCACCATTCCATTCTCTAACCATTTCTCTATATGGAAACTCCATACCCGATCGATCAGAAATTGCTTTTGAATGTTTTCCTGTTGCGTATTTAGACATTAAGTTCCTGGGTAATAAGTTTTAGGTGTTATGTGAGTACTAGATGCAGAACCGTCTTCTGATAATGCTCTTTGAAACTCATCTTCATAAATCAATTTTAAATTTTGAGTTAGCTGTGGAGCATACTTCATAGATAAGTAGTAACTTAATCCTGAAACCATACAAGGTATGAATCTAAAAGGCATATCAGTTGCATTAGTATACGCTCCGATATCTTCGATTCTTTTTATGTAATAAAAATGCATATCTTTAGATGCATTAGTTGAATCTGGTGTTGGATAAACACTAATACTAACATGATCAATAAATCTTTGTACCCAATATTGATTAGGTGTTCCTTTAGAAAGCTTGTTTGAAAAAGCAGCATAAGTAGATCTATCAACTTTAGTCATTGGACTATCTGATTGATCTGTTGCTGTTCTATTTGATCTTAATTGTGCTTCAAGGACATCAGATATTCCATATACCCCATTTGGATTTGATGTAGCACTGGTACCATCTGAACTAGCTCTAAAGAATTTATATTCTGCTTGACCTTCAATTAAATCAAGATCAAGTTCACCTATTTCCCAATAGTGAATACCTCTGTTGCCCCATTCCTGAAGCATTATATTTAATGATCTTCGTGAAGTCTTTAATTGATAACCTGATACTTGTTGAATACCTAATCGTTCAAAAGCTTCTTCTACTATTTCGTCAACAGAAAAAGTTTTATCAAACGTAGTTGTTCCAGAGGTAGTGTTAGCCATTTAACCTCCTAGCCAGTATAACCGATAGTAACAGATCCTGATCCAGTTACATCTGCATAGATAGTATTTTCAAATCTAATTCCGTTTCCAGGTATATACATATCTAGTCCTTCGCTTCCAAAAGTAGATTCAAATACAATAGCTCCAGATGCTGTTGCTGCATCATAAAGTTTTATATTTGTAATTCCTGTAGCTTGAATGTATGTGACTCTAGCAGGACCAATATTAGTAGATCCTCCTGAAGCAGTTTTTACCTGTCCGTCAGCTGTAAGTGTTGTAAATTTTTGGTCTGATGACATATTGTTTTCTCCGTTAAAATTAATATGTGGGGCCGTAGCCCCACACTAATTATTTATTATGCTTCTTTAGCAAATACACCTTGTACATCAACAATCGTCCAGTGAGTTGTTGAGTTTAAAGATGCACATACTACAAAGTCACCAACTTTTGATGTACCTTTTGTATTAATAATATCTTTATCGTCTGTTAAAGATCCAGCATACAAAATACCATCATTAGCATTCGGGCTAATAGTTAAAGCGTTAGTTCCATCTTGAGCAGTGTTTACAAAAGTAAATACTCTTCCAATAGAAATTGCAGGTAAAGTAAATACCACACCATCAGTAGATGATGTAAAAGTTTTACCAGAATCTGCATTAGCAACTGTGTAGTTAGCTGATTTGTTTTCTAGATTGAATCCAGTTAAGCCTGACTCGTTAAACTTACCTTGCAGAACCGGTCCTCTAAATAGTGTTTGTGCCATGATTATTCTCCTAGTTTATTCTACATAGTCTCTAGGCCGTCGACTATACTGCGTCTATGCAGAATATTAATTTATGTATAGTGAGTAATTTATATACTAGTTTTTAGTAGAGTGCAAGAGAGCCTGTAATGTGAATTGAATTTATTCAACGATGTAGCTTTTGTTTAAGTAGCTACTGAAACTTCTGGAGCAGAACCTTCAACATTGTTCTGTCTATGGGCAATTGCTGCTTCTTCCAGCTTGATCTTTGTGATGATCTCTTTTACTTTGTCATCAATCTTGACCATTTCAAGAGTATATCTGTTATTATCCAGATGCTCCTGTTCCCACTTCAACTCCAAGGACCTTTTTGCTTTGTATAGGTCTTGTATCATCTATAACCTCCTCATAGGTTATTCTATTTACCTTGTTGTCATAACTAACTCCAAGGTTTTCCCAAACT